AGTAGGATACATTGCACTTGAAGAAAGTATTCAACGGACATTGCAAGGAATAATTGGAGTTGAGTTATCAAGACCTCTACATTTTGAAGAGAACCTTGAACAAGATGAAGAGTTAAGGTTAGCTTTTGATCGACTACTTGGTACTGGTCGTCTATTTTTATATGACCACTTTGGGTCAATAGACCCTGATCGTTTAGTGGAACAGATTCAATATCTTGCTACAGCTGAAGGTGTTGATGTCGTCATACTTGATCACTTAACCATAGTTATTTCTGGTATTAGTGATTTAGATGAAAGACGAGCACTCGATGTTACCTGCACTAAACTGCGACAAGTAGTAGAGAATACAGGTGTCGGACTCATAGTTGTTTCACACTTAAGAAGACCTGAAGGCAAAGGACATGAGGAAGGAACTCAGGTTTCTCTCTCCCACCTGCGCTCGTCACACAGCGTTGCCCAACTAAGTGACTTAGTTTTGGCAGCCGAAAGAAACCAACAAGGCGATCCTTCTGAGAGATCAGAACTGCAATTACGCCTATTAAAAAATCGCTTTAGTGGGGTTACTGGCCCTATGGATAAGCTTCTTTACGATCAGCAAACAGGTCGATTAAGATTACCTCTATTCGCCTTATGAAAATACTTATTGCTTGTGAATACTCAGGAAGAGTCCGTGATGCTTTCATTGCACAAGGCCATGACGCAATCTCTTGCGATATCCTGCCTACTGATAGTCCTGGTCCTCATTATCAAGGGGATGTAAGAGACATTCTTGAAGATGGATTTGACTTGATGATTGCTCATCCACCCTGTACACATTTGGCTGTATCAGGTGCAAAACATTTCTGGAGAAAAGAAAAGGAACAGAAAGAAGCGTTGAACTTTGTACGTCTGCTTATGAATTGCAATATACCTAGATGGTGTATAGAAAATCCTATAAGCATTATCAGTTCAAGGATCAGACCACCTGATCAAATCATACAGCCTTATGAATATGGTGATCCTTTCCAGAAATCTACTTGTCTATGGTTAAAGAACTTACCACTATTAAAACCTACAAAGATTGTAGATAAGGGAGAATTTTATATATCTCCAAGTGGTAAAAAATTACCTAAATGGTATTCCGAAGATAAGTCTTGGATTTCAAGAAGTAGAACTTTTCAAGGGATAGCAAATGCTTTCGGAAACCAATGGGGAGCTATGGTTCTCCCTCCAATTACAAACCAATTACAACTAATCTAATGACTTTATTAATTGATGCTGACTGGCTGATCTATTCTTCCTGTTGTGCATGTGAATGTGATGTTCAATGGGATGAACACCTTCATACTCTTTTCTTAGATGAACGTGATGCAATGCAACTGATAGAAGATCGTATTGCTCAGTATCAGATCATCAGTCCAGGCCAAGTGATCATGTGTTTCTCTGATTATCCCACCTTTAGACATGGGATCTTTCAAGACTACAAAGCTAATCGAATAGGTAAACGTAAACCTCTTGGCTTAAGAAATATAAGAGATAGGATTACAAAAGAATTTCACTCTATTAGTTTCAATGGATTAGAAGGTGATGATGTTATGGGTTTACTTGCAACAGGACAAGAATATAAAAACCCTGTAATTGTTTCACCCGACAAAGATATGAGAGGTGTACCATGTACTCTCTTAGCTAATGATGAGATTGAATTAATTACAAGAAAGAAAGCTGATAGACATTGGATGATTCAAACTCTATCGGGAGATAAGACAGATAATGTAGAAGGTTTAGTTGGAGTAGGGCCAGTAACAGCAGGTAAACTATTAGGTGATGCTGAAACTCTGGAAGAAATGTGGGCTAAGGTTCACGCTGCATATGTTAAAAAGAAAAGGACTTATGCTGATGCTGTATTAACTGCACGTTTAACTCGCATCCTTAGAGATGGAGAATATAATCATGTAACAGGAGAAGTAAAACTATGGGAACCAGCACTATGAACGGAGAAGATGAAACACTTTGGCCTCCGATAGATGAGATGCTTATTCGTAGGTTAAAAGAAATTTATCCTGATAAATGTCCCTCTATTGATACACCTGATAGAGAGATTTGGAGATACTTAGGTCAGGTAGAGTTGGTAAGAATGCTCGAATCGGTCTATATTGAACAAAACAATCTTAGTAAGGAGTAATTAAGTTATGTGCGGAGGCGGAGGCGGAGGCGGTAGCAGTCGAGAAAGTATCGCTCTTCAAAAAGAATCATTAGCTCTATCAAGAGAACAGTTTGCTGAAAGTAAACGACAATGGACTAGCCAATTCCAATGGCAAAAAGATAAAGCCGAGGAACAGAAGAGAGCAGCTGAAGCCAGACCAGGCAAAGGCCCAATCAGAACTACCGAATATGCAATGGGTGCATTAGAAGGAAGATCTGGATTAGGCTTCGGAAGAGATAAACTGAAGAAAGGAGTAACAGGTACAGGTCTAGCAATCAGTTAAACAATGGAACTAAACATTACAACAAATGTTGATGCACAACCAGGCAAATCACCTGGGAAAAAAGAAGGAACAATTGCTTCTCGATATGAACAACTGAAGAGTAATCGAAATCCTTATGAAGATAGGGCAGTTGATTCAGCAAAGGTTACAATCCCTTCACTCTTTACTGAAGTAGTTCAGGGAGATCAAGGACGTTTGAAAACTCCTTATCAATCAACAGGTTCAAGAGGTCTTTTGCATTTAGCAAATAAACTTGGCCTAAGTCTTTTCCCTCCCAACACTCCCTTCTTTAAATTAGAAATAGATAGTCTTGCTTTACAAGTAGAAGAAGCAGGGCCAGAAATAAAAACAGAATTAGATACAGCATTAGTCAAAGTCGAACAGGCTGTAATGACAATGCTTGAAACAATGTCAGCAAGAGCTTCTTTACATGAGGCTTTCAAACAGTTATTAGTAGCTGGCAATGTGTTACTTTATGTAAACTCTGATGGAATAAGAGTTATTCATCTTCAAAACTATTGTGTCCAACGTGACCCAATGGGAAAGGTAACTGAAATTATTGTTGAAGAAGAAGTTTATCCAGAAGCTTTACCTAAAGGATTTCTTGCTGACAAATTAGAAGATGATAAAACGACTGGCCCTGTAAAGAAAACAATTAAAGTTTATACATGTGTCAAGTTTGATAAGGGAGTAGCTACTTGGTATCAAGAAGCAAAAGGAGAAGAGATTCCAAATACCTATGGTATGTGTCCAGAAGGATGTAGTCCTTGGATCGTGCTTAGGTTTAATAGAATGTCAGATGAAGAATATGGACGTTCATTTGTTGAACAGTTCTATGGAGACTTACTATCACTTGAGTCGTTATATCAAAGTGTCCTCGAAGGTAGTGCAGCAGCAGCAAAAATTCTATTTCTAGTTAATCCTAATGGAACTACTAGACCTAGAACAATTGCTAATGCAGCTAATGGAGCAATCATCCAAGGTAATGCAGCTGATGTTAGTGTCATTCAAAGTCAGAAAGCTCAGGATCTAGGAATAGCTCAACAAATGATTGAGAGGATTGAAGGTAGATTGCAGTTTGCTTTCTTACTTAATACTGCAATTCAAAGACCAGGTGAAAGAGTTACAGCAGAAGAGATAAGATTTATGGCACAAGAATTAGAAGCATCTATCGGAGGTTTGTATTCAATTCTTACCCAAGAATTACAGCTACCTCTAGTACATAGAATTATCTACATCTTGCAAAGAAAGAAAAAATTACCTAACTTTCCTAATAACGAGCAGACAGGAGAACCATTAGTTAATCCTAAACCTGTTACAGGATTGGAAGCTATTGGTAGAGGTGATGATCGCAACAAGTTAGTTGAGTTCATTACTGTCGCTCAACAAGCTCTTGGCCCTGAAGTCATGGCTAGGTATTTAAACATGGATGAAGCTCTTAGGCGTTTAGCTGCAAGTGGATCTATAGATACAACAAACTTAGTCAAAACTCCAGAGCAATTACAACAAGAGGAAGCCCAAGCTCAAGCCGAGCAACAGCAAATGCAGCAGCAAGAACAAATGGCTGCTTTAATGCAGTCAGGAGCAGCTGCTAAAGTTGCTGATAATTACACACAACCAGGAGCACCTTATGGCCCCCAATTCACCGAAGGAGGAGAACTCCCAAACTCCCTCCCAGAACCAGTCCAAGACCCAGGAATCCCAAGTGGCCCCACAGGAGGTCAAGCCCAAGGCTAGTTCTAAAAAGAAAGTTCAACCTGGAGTAACTCAGGACAACGATCAACATTACACAATACGTTAACCCACCATGCCAGACGCACTTACAATTAAAGACTCTCCTACTCCAGCAGAAGCACCAGAACAATCAACAGAAACTACTGAAGAATCTTCTGGGCTACTTGCTGGTAAGTACAAGTCTCAAGAGGAGTTGGAGAAAGGTTATCTCGAACTCCAAAAACAATTAGGCAAGCAACCTTCTGAAGATTCTGGAACTACTGAAGATCAGCCAGAACAAGGAGAAACAGAAACAAAAACAGAAACTCCTCAAGGTGCTAGAGAAATCTATGGCGACTACATAGGTAGCAAATTTGAAGAAGCCGAAATTGATTATCAAGGGATGAATGAAAGATGGCAAGAAACAGGCCAGCTTACTGATGACGACTACAACGAATTAAGTGAAGCAGGGTTCAGCCGAGAAATGGTTGAAGCCTATCTTCAAGGTGTTCAGTTCAATGCTCAAAGAGATACTGAACTGCAACAAGCACAAGTCAAAGAGATACAGGATCTCTATGGAGGACAAGCAGCTTATGCAGAAATGATTGAATGGGCAGCTGGAGCTTTAACAGATAGTGAGAAGGCTGCATTTGAATTGGCTATTAAGAATCCAAATTATGACATGGTAAAACTAGCAGTAGCTGGATTACATAGTCGCTATATGTCAGAAGGAAACAAAGAACCAAAGCTAGTTAGTGGCAAGACTACAAAGAGAGCATCAAAAGCTAAGTTTGAATCAATGGCTCAGGTCGTTGCAGCCATGAATGATCCTCTTTATAAATCAGATCCTGCATTCAGAAAACAAGTCGAAGAAAAATTATCTAGATCAAATGTCATTTAGGAGTTATTATTTAGATACCGAGACTTATTGACTGAAACTCTGGCCCCTTGCGAGGGACACCCTTAGTTAAATGAAATCAAGGTCGGAAACCTTCTTTCTTTTTCTAGGTATTAATTTATGACAAACATGACTGTATCTAGGCTCGGCCTAGTAAACAATACAGGTAGTGGTTATGACGCTTTATTTTTAAAGGTGTTTAGTGGAGAGGTGCTATCAGCTTTCCGTAAGGCTACTGTATTTGAAAACTTACATACTGTAAGAACTATTTCTTCAGGAAAATCA